CAAGCTGACTATCAGTTCGGCCAGCGCGACCCGTATGCCGAAGGACGGCAACGCCAAGTACGTCGAGCACACCGGGGCGGCAATCACCGCCGGACGCGAGTCGCTGAACGACCTGGACGATGACATGCGCATGGCCGGAGCAAAGCTACTCCAGAAGGACAAGCAGGCTGTCAAGACGGCGGCCCAGGCCAACGAGGAAGCGGCACAGGAATTATCCCCGCTGGCTCGCCATGCTGGTCAGTTCGCTGACTGTATCGCTCAGTTGCTCCAGATCCTGGCTGATTACGGTAGCCTGGGTGACGGTGGCCACGTCGAAATGCGCGGCAACTTTGATCAGGACTACATGCCTGAGCAGTCGCTGCCGAGCCTGATCAGCATGGCCAGCGCTGGCAAGCTGAGCGACGAGACGCTGTATAGCGAAATGCAGCGCCGCGGCGTAATCAGCGACGAGTTGGACTGGGAGAAGGAGCGGAGCCGCCTTGAAATGCAAGGCCCCGTACTCGGTAATCTATGATGGGGTCGGCCAATGAAGCGTTACTAGATACGCTGATCGGTCACGAAGTTGACCTGTCCCGGCTGAGCAATGGCCAGGTCGTGGCGATCATCAAGATCCTGAATAGCCGAGACGCTGATCTGCGGGCCGCATTGATCACGGCAATCGACAACCTCGGCTCCAACCTGTCGGCTGATGCTGTGGACGCGGCGTTATCTGCCGTGCTGCGGATCAACAAAGACACCTTTGTAGCGATTCGCCAGGCGCTGGATCAGACCACTGACAGCCTCATCAGCTACGAGATCGCTTTCCAGCAAGGAGCGCTCCAGGCGGTGATACCGGCTGTGGTGCAAGAGGCGATCCCGATCGCAGCTGCGCAGTTCAGTCATGTCAAGGCAATTGCCCAGGCTCGGCCTTTCCAGGGGCGCTTGCTCAGGGAGTGGATGGACGGCATCGAGGCCGGGCGGGCTGCTGCTGTGCGCAATGCGGTTCGGGCTGGTGTAGTCGAGGGTCGCACGACAGCGGATATCGTCCGCACGGTGATGGGTACGCGGGCGCAGAGCTACGCAGACGGCATCCTGCAGAAGCCTAGGCGCGAAATTGAGTCCGTCGTTCGGTCGGCCATCTCGCACACCGCCGAGTCAGCCAGTGACGCCTCCTATGAGGCAAACAGCGACATTATCAGCCATGTGATATGGCTCAGCACTCTTGATAGTCGCACCTCTCAGGCGTGCCGCATCAGGGACCGCCTGCCGTACACGCTGGGCACCTACAAGCCGATCGGTCACAAGATCCCTTGGCTTGCTGGCCCTGGGCGCATTCACTTCTGCTGTCGATCGACCAAGTTTCCAGTGCTAAAAAATGCGTCGAAGCTCGGTTTCAGCGACAGCGGTACACGGTCCAGCATGGATGGGCAGGTTCCGCAGTCAATGAGTTACGGCGACTGGATCAAGTCGCAGAGCGCGGCAAGACAGGATCAAGTGTTAGGCCCGGCACGCGGAAAGCTGTTGCGTGATGGCGGGCTCGCACCCGACGCCTTTTACAACGACAAGGGCGTATTTTTAAATCTGGATCAGCTGAGAGAAAGGGACGCCGAAGCGTTCAGAAAGGCGGGGCTGTGAGGTAGAATGATCGGGCCGGATGGTGCTTCCAACACTCATCCGGACCTAACCACAAACCTGATCATTCGAGGATCACGGCAATGGCTGACGCTATTCTACGTTCATGCACTGTTTACGGTCTACGCGACTCTAGAAATGGTGGCGTCCGATATATAGGGCAGACACACACCGCAATGAGCTCTCGGCTGAAATGTCACCTTTGGGAGTCCAGAAATGGAAACAGCCCGAAAGATGAGTGGATAAAGTCGGTTGTTGCTGATGGTGCCGCCGTGGAGATTTTCGCAATCGTCGAGAATGCCATGCGGGACATTGATGAAGTGGCGCAGATCAAGGCGCATTCCGAGTCTGGTTTCTCCCTCCTAAACGTAGCTGGTGGCGGTGGCGGCCTATCGAATTGCGACGCTTCGACGCGAGAGAAGCTGTCCCGCTCTACGGTCGCTAGATTCGAGAATCCAGCCGAGAGAGAAAAGACATCTGCCGGCACTCGCCAAGCCATGCGTCGACAGGACGTTAAGGACAAGCTTGCCGCTGCTGCCGAGGCAAGATGGAGCGACGAGAGTAATAAGGCTGAGCAGTCTAGAAAGGTGACCGAGCGATTCTCCAGGCCAGAGGAAAGGGCTGCTCAAGCTGAGCGGCGAGCAAAACTAACGAACAACGAAGTGCTTGAGGCTCGTCGAATGAAGCGAGCAGGAGCAACCCTGACAGAGCTATGCATGATGTTCGGCATAGCGAAGGGGCCGATGAGCATGCTTTGCAATGGCAAGACATTCAAGCATCTGCCCGTGTAACCACAAACCAAATCATTCAGCCCCGGCATACACCGGGGCTTTTTATTGCCTGTCTGTTCGGATGAGCGGGGCGCACTGGGCCGGATGGCCTGCTAGGAGAAACAATGAAGCTCAAGATCGTTGAAGTGGATGGCAAGCAATACGCGGAAGTCCTGGATGGGAAGCCCGTATTTACCGGTGATGACGGCAAGGACATCGCTTTCGATGCCGTAGGAACCCGCGACACCATCACCCGACTGAACGCCGAGGCTAAATCGCACCGCACCCGCGCCGAGACTGCCGAAGGCCTGGTAAAGACCTTCGAAGGTATCGCCGACCCAGTAGCAGCCCGCAAGGCGCTGGAGACTGTCGCCAACCTCGATGCCAAGAAGCTGGTGGATGCCGGCGAAATCGAGCGCGTTAAAGCAGAAATCAGCAAGGGCTATCAGGCTCAGCTTGACGAAGCCAGCGGCAAAAACCAGACCCTGGAGCAGCAGCTGTATGCCGAGAAGATCGGCGGCAGTTTCTCCCGCTCCAAGTACATCGCCGAAAAGCTGGCCGTTCCGGTCGACATGGTGCAAGCCACGTTTGGCCAGAACCTGAAGGTCGAGGAAGGCAAGGTCGTCGCTTATGACGCCCAGGGCCAGAAGATTTTCAGCCGTGCACGCCCGGGCGAACTGGCCGACTTCGACGAAGCCATCGAGACCCTTGTTTCGCAGTACCCCCATCGAGACCACATCCTTAAGAGCTCCAACGCCAATGGCGGCGGCGCTCCGAACGGTGGTGGCAACCCGAACGCACCCAAGGGCAACTTTGGCGGAACCAAGGCCGAGCGCATGGCCGCCATTAACGCCGAAATCCAGAACGCATAAAGAGGAAACGCCTAATGGCTCTGTCCGATATGAAGGTATTCAACGAATACCTGAAAAAAACCACCATCGAAACACTTGCCCAACAGGTCGAAAAGTTCAACGGCGCCTCGAACGGCGCCATTCGCTTGACCACTCAGGGCATCGACGGCGACTTCCTGCAAGAATCGCTGTGGGCCGGCCTGCATGCCGCGCAACGCCGCGTTGATCGCTACGCCGCAAACGGCGCGCAAGCTGCCACTGCCCTGACTCAGATCCAGGCGAACTCGGTAAAAGTGGCCGGCGGCTTTGGCCCGATCCTGTGGGAGCCGGCGCAGCTGGCCTGGATTCAGAAGAACCCAGCCGAGGCGCTGGAAGTCATCAGTCGCAACCTGTCCGAAGCCATCGTCGGCGACCAGCTGAACTCGGCTATTGCCGCCTTGGTTGCTGCTATCAGCAACGTGGCCGGCGCCACCAACGACGTATCCGCCACCGCTGGTATCACCTACGGCGCCATCAACGGCGCCCACGCCAAGTTCGGCGATGCGTCCGGCCTGCTGGTTGCCCAAGTCATGACCGGCGAAGTGTTCCACAAGCTGGTTGGCCAGAACCTGGCGAACGCTACCCAGCTGTTCAACAGCTCGTCCGTTAACATCGTCGATATCCTCGGCCGCCCGGTGATCGTTACCGATGCTCCGGCCCTGTACGCCGCCGGCACGCCGAACAAGCAGAAGGTGCTGTCTCTGGCTGACTCGGCAGCGATCGTGCACGACGGCGGCGCCATCGTGACCAACGTTCAGACCGGCAACGGCAAGGAACGCATCGAGACCACCTTCCAGGCCGACTACGACTTCGGCTTGGGCCTGAAGGGC